CTTCAACTGCTTCAACTGGATCTGCTTCAACTGCTTCAACTGCTTCAACTGCTTCAACTGCTTCAACTGCTTCAACTGCTTCAACTGCTTCAACTGCTTCAACTGCTTCAACTGCTTCAACTGCTTCTAAAAAGTTTTTAAGTTTTTTACTTCCTGGGCGCAGGCGATTAATCTTTTCAACTAACTCATCAAAAGTAGCATTATTTTCTAATAGTTTTACTAGAGCTTTATGGGTACCTTTATCTGTAGCAAATTCATTGATTAATGTTTCTCGATGATCTGCTTCAACTGCTTCAACTGGATCTGCTTCAACTGCTTCAACTGCTTCAACTGCTTCAACTGCTTCAACTGCTTCAACTGCTTCAACTGCTTCAACTGCTTCAACTGCTTCAACTGCTTCAACTGCTTCTAAAAAGTTTTTAAGTTTTTTACTTCCTGGGCGTAGACGATTAATCTTTTCAACCAAATCATCAAAAGTAGCACCACTTTCTCTGAGTTTTACTAAAGCTTTGTGGGTACCTTTATCTGTAGCAAATTCATTTAACAGTTTTTCGATTTTTACATTTTTCATTATTGTTCCTTATTTTTGTGAATTTAAATATTCAATTGCTTTTATAATAGATTCATCACTATAATTATTTTTAGCTTGAATTTTTTTAATAAGTGCTTCATCATCATTCTCGCTAGAGTTTTTAATATCTTCTATATTAATAGAATTAAAAAAATCAAAGATTTCTTTTTTTGTCTTTACAAGCAATTGCACCAATTTAGGAATAAAAGCATCCTTATATGGTGTAAATGGAATCTGAATTGTTTTACACATAATTTGTCCACTTATTGTATCAATGGTTACATGTTCAAATTCAGGTATATGTTCATCTAATTCTGTTTCATAATCTCTTACTACTCTGGTAAAATTCCAATTATTTACAAAATAAGCAGGTTTTAAATCTCTGTCAATTTTAGTAGTTTTGTATCCAACATGATAATGCCCACATATGAACATATCGATATTTGGAAAAGTTGTACTTAAAGAGACATATGAATCATTACTTATATTCTCTACCTCACTAGGTGTGATATTTGAATGCAAAACAACACAAATTGTTTTATAAGGTAATTCATTAGCTTCTTTTAGTTTCGCAAGTACATCATTATAATTATGATGATAATCAATACCTAATAATATCATATTGTCTTTAATAATTGGATCCGTTGTAATGTTTTGTAGAACTCCATCATGAACCATTTCACCAAATACTGTTTCATCACTTCCTTCATAACCATGAAACATGTCATGATTTCCAACATTACTAAAGAGAGATAAAGAAGTTTTTAAATCTTCAAGAACTCTTTTATTTTTACGAAATTTTTTAAATGACCATTTATCTTCATGACTTGAATCAAAAACATCACCTGTAAATACACAATCTTGTATATTATTTAAAACACAATAATTTTTTAAATATTCAAATTTTTTTAAAACATCACCTTCATAGTTGGTTCTAATTTTATTTTGAAATCCAAAAGATAAATGAGGATCTTTTAATGTTACAAAATTATACAACATGTTGAGCAGTTGTTTCTTCTAGTTGTTGTAATTCAGTCTCTAATGATACAATATTTGATTCATACGTGTTACATATTGTTTCTAATTCTGTTGCATCATGTGTGCCAAATTGTTCTTGAAAGGTTGTATTCATTGTATTAATTGATTGCTCAGTAATAATGATTTGACGATTAATATTATCCAACTCTGTTTGCAGTTGTTGTTTTCTATTTTTGTACTGTGTTAATTTATCCATTTGATTCCCTTATTTTTGATCTTTCATAATTTAATTTATTACTTGCCAATTGTTGAAACAATTTAATACCGTAAATTTTTCCACCTGTTGTGATGCTATTAGCTATAAGATTATTACCATATACCCAAGTAACCATTCCGTAGATACCATAACCTGAGTTCAAGGTTACTTTAATACCATTTGATTTAGAATCTCGTTGAGAGCTTCTTAATTTTAATCGTTTCTTTATAGTTTCCTCAGTAACATATGTTTCAAATTTAATACTTAATAAACTTTCTAATTGTTTATTTCTAATATATTCATCACTGTCTCCAACCAACGCAATTACTTCTTTGGCAATGTTTTCATCTAAGTGTTCATTATCTAAAATAAAAGCTTTTTGTTGAACAATATTTAATTTATTCCAGTTTTCAGTAATTGCATTTAAAATAAGCATTTGATTTTTAACAAACCCTCTATCGCTCATACCATCTAGAATTAAATCTACTTCGAATGATTTATTATTATCATGTGTATCAAAATATGTTCCATATGGATTTAATACATAATTCGATAAAATATAATCTTTAAAATTCGTATAATCCATAACATACAAAGCAGTCTTACTACTATTTATATCATGAATAAATAAAAATTGATTATTTTTATATTTGCTTTCGAATGTACTATTATAAAATGTATAATCAATTACTGTTTTACTATAACCTTTATTATACACACTAGCCCAAGTTAAAGCCTCAAGCAGAGGATATAAATTACATTTCAATAAATAATATTCTTCATCCGTCTTTGGTTGCAATATATTTTCAAATGTATGATAGCTAACAATTTTATTAAACATCATAGTATAATAAGCAGTGTTAAATTCTATACTTTTATTTTTTGATTCTTTAAATTTTACACGTTTAGCATAATTTTTCATAATATTATTAAATGCTCCACGAAAATTCTCCGTGCCAAATTTCACAGCATCTTTATTGGTATGTTTTTCTTTACTAATGCTACTCATGATTAAAAAAACTTGACCAACAATTCGCCAATCATATATTCTTCCACGTAATGTATCATACCCTATATTTAATAAAGCCATGATAGTAGGATATAGTGATTTAGCATCCTGTGATCCTACAACTTGAGTTCTAGATAACCCTACAACTTGAGGCTTAGGTTGTTGAACATAAGCACCCAAAGTTTTTAAATGTAAAGCAAATTCTTTTATATCTTTTTGCTTAAATTCTTTCATATTAATCTTCTATGATTGTGTGGTGTTTAAAGAAATTCATTAACGCATTTTTCACACTAAGAGGTAATGTTTTTTTAATATATATTTCATCAATATGTTTTTTACAATAGTATTTTAAACTATTAACACTATTGAATTTCAAGTTGCTAAAATTTGAATGATGTATGAATGTATTCGCAATTAGATTAAAATAATAACCGTCTTTTCCATTAGTCTTGATTTTAGTCTCACTAATAGCTTCACCCTCTAATCTATTATCTTTCCAATCATGTAGATGAAATCTTAAAAAATTATTTTTTTTATCAATCTTTAATTTATATTTTTTTTGGAGCTTTTTCAATTCATCTAATTTTTTTAAGCCCTCTTCATAAGCAAGCATTGTTTTTGTCTTTAGATCTTCTTCTGAAACATCAATATATTCCTTTTTAAAGTTAAGAGCTTCTTCTTCAGACATGCCTTTATTTACTAATTCACTAATTTCAGTATCTGTTTGTTCCAAATTTTCTTCTCGCATATTATACCTTTTTAATATTTTGTGAACTACCAAATCTATAAAGAAGATTTGGCTTCCTTGGCTGAGCCTGCCTATAGGATCTGTGTTGGTTCTCGACAATCCCAATATAGGGATTTTATAGAGGTCGAACTCCAACTCATTCCCTACAGGTCTCACATACTCATATATCCAAAGGCGTTACTTTCGACAGTTCCTGCCGTAGATAAGAATATTATATCAAAAATAAGGGATGAAGTTCAAGACTAATGCCTTAAATTTCATCCCGACGGCTAAAGACCGGGAAATTTCTGATAAGAGTGGTTAAAATTTAACACAAGAATAAGGAGACGAATCTCCTTAAACTTGTTGTTGAACTATTTTATTTATAAAACACTTTTCGCCTCTACTATCACTAATTATTAATTTTGAATACATTAGAGGATCAGTCCATTCATTTTTAACTGCATCGCTAAATACAATATCTTTTAATTTATAATCAATATAATGTAAATCATCAATAAATGATTCAGCATAACCAGTATCTGTTTCATGAACTCGAACACTACTTACACTTACCATTTTTTCACCATTGTTAAATTGAGTAGCTTTAACTATTTTATCAATAATAAATAGAAACATTAATGAATATGATTCAGCGCTCGGTGAACAAGGCATTTCAATAACTCTTTGTGAATATTCATAAATATCATTTTTGAATTTATCACTTTCTTTATTCCATACACTAAACGCATGATCAAAAGAATCAATCAAGTCTTTAATGGTTCCTTTCATTAATCCGAAATCCATAACCATTTGACCATTATCTAATCCTTTACTTGTAAAGAATACTTCTACTTTATAAGAGTGTCCATGTAATGAAAACTTACATCTATCACTGCTACAATTTCTAACAATATGCGCACCCTCAAATTTAAATAATTTTCTAATAATCATTTAATGCCGCCCTTACTGTGGTAAAGGCATTTGTGGCATTGGTTGCATCGGAGCTGCTTGTGGCATTGGAGCTGCTTGTGGCATCGGAGCTGCTTGTGGCATCGGAGCTGCTTGTGGCATCATCGGAGCTGCTTGTGGCATTGGAGCTGCTTGTGGCATTGGAGCTGCTTGTGGCATTGGAGCTGCTTGTGGCATTGGAGCTGCTTGTGGCATTGGAGCTGCTTGTGGCATCGTAGCTGCTTGTGGCATCGGAGCTGCTTGTGGCATCGGAGCTGCTTGTGGCATCGGAGCTGCTTGTGGCATCGGAGCTGCTTGTGGCATCGGAGCTGCTTGTGGCATCGTCGGAGCTGCTTGTGGCATCGGAGCTGCTTGTGGCATCGTCGGCATATGAGATGCTCTTTCAGCTACTTCAGCTGGAGCAACATAACCATTTGCAGCGGCTGGTTTATCATCACCTGAATATTTATTTTCAACAAAATGAATAATTTGAACATATTTACCAAAGATTTTGACGCCCTTTTTCTGTGCAACTTTACTATCATAAGGATATACTATTCCTTTAAATGTTCCGATGCTTCCATCACCAAAACAATCACCTGGAATGAGTTGTGGTGTACTATCATATGCCTGAATTAATTCTTGTGTATCTGCTTCTTGGACACCTTTGAATAATAGGTATTGCTTAGATTGATCAAGCATAGGCATAACATCTGGTGCAATTTTACTTGCATCATTCGGCATAACCCACATGTATCCCATACTTTGAGCTTTATCTGATTGTGTTGCAATTTTTCCCCACTCAGCATTACATGCATTAATAATTTCTGGAACTTGTGGGTGGTCTTGTGGAATTAAACAGTTAATTGAATACTTGTTACTAATTTTATTTAATCTAGTAATGAAATTGTATTGAAAGATTACTTCATTGATTGTGATTGGTGTTGCCATTGTATGTCCTTTTATTTTATTTTAATATTGTCTTACAACATCTAACATGATATTGTCTGCAGCTTGTGTATCACCTGTTTTAATAATATCTTCGAACTTTCTAAAAAATTCTATATTATTCATTAATTCTTTACTTACTCTCCCACGACTCATTATAGGGTGTAAATCTTTAATTTCTTCTTCTGTAATCGTATTGATATCTTTTTCAATAATTAAATCACATATTAGATTACAAAATTCTATTTCGTAATAAATATTTTGCGCTTGCATTTCAATAAAATCCGTATTATGAAATTGATTATTTTCTAAATAATATTCATTACTACTTAATTCTTGAATTTCAAAAAAGCCTACTTTTTTAGTATGTTTAATATCTTTAATTGAATGATTACCAAGCATTTTATCAATTGCTTCTTCAACGGTCTCAATTAAAATAAATTCACCCTCGTGTTTACAAATATATGGTAATTTATGTTCAATTGCAGCAAATCTTACTAATTGACTACTATCGCTTGTCATGTTTAAATTATAAAGTCTTTCAAATAGACCCATACTTAAAAAGCTTAATCGACTACTTTGACCTAGCCAATGCACTTGATCTATTGTAAAATTAAATTTCTTCTGATAACTCAAAAGCCAAAGTGTTGCAGGTACTGCATGACTAAATTTTGCTTTACTTGTTTTCTTTAAACCAACTAATCCTCCTACTGACCAAAGTTTATAATATTTATATACTTCTAATTCTAAAAATAGTTTCTGCCATGTTTTAAAACTATTCTCATTACTTGTCTGCAATACAAATAATTGCTTATCGCTAATTGTAGGATGTTTCTTAATTAATTCAATGCTTTTTTGAATACTGTATTTATTCTCATCATAAATTTTTTGTAGATCATATTTCATATTGAATACATCAAGTGAAAAAATTCTATGAATTCTATCATGATATTCTTCAAGTAATAAATGATAAACATCTATATATTCTTTTAATCTACTTGCCGTTACATAGCCCACTATGATTTGGAAACCGCCTGAATCTATATAAAGATTTTTATCACTCGGAGCTTCTTTTAATATATTATTAATGTGACTTAACATTTGTAAATATTTCCAGGCTCTACTGGTAGCAGGTTCACCAAGAGATACAAGATAGTCATCGAAATAATTAAATATCGGAACACTCATATCACTCTTAGGACTAGTTACACTAACATACTTCATTATTGTCCTTTATATTAGATAACTTGTTATTTCTATACTATATAATAATTATCAACTAAGATATGCTTAAGGTAATATCATACCATAATCTGGTTGATTTTCATCATCATCTGATTCATCATCATCTAATGTTCCAATTGTTATATCATCATTAAACATATCATCTAAATCGATAGTGTTTCCACCACCTAAAATACTATTGAGAATAAGTCCCTCATCTTTAACAATTTTCTTTTCTCTATATATTTTTGGTTTTTGAATTTTAATGCTTTTATCAGCAATACTTTCCATTGCACTTACTATTTCATTAAATGATCGAGTATTCATGTCTTCAATAACTTGCTCAGATGTTAAATCATCTTTATCAATAACAACTATCATAATCTTTTTATTGTCATAATCTATGATACTTTCTAAATTCGACATTCCTAATTGTTGATCTCTTTTATTTAAAATGAAATTTCTAAAATAGGTATTTCCTTTGGGAATATTTAAAATATTACAAATGTTTTGAATATTTAAATCTCTTTCTGAAAAGACTTGTCTAATCCAGTTAATATATTTAGGATTTATGAATTTCATAATATCTGGTTTCTTCATTAATCTCCTTTATTGGCCTATATTTATACTTGTGATATTATCAGGTATGTGTGCAAATGTTGTACGATTTAAATATTGATAACTATTAGTGTTTGTTCTAATAAATTTATCTTCAATAGTAACAGGGGTTTCCACAAATACTTTACCATTTGATAATTTTTGAACAGGCGAAATATTATAATTTTTTCCAAAACCAATTGCACCTAATGGAATCTGATTAAACTCATATGTAACATATTTACACGGATGAATAGCTAGAACTGTTTGAGCTGCTAAAGTTTTTTTATAATTATTTGTATCATATATAGATACAATATTTAAACTCTCTCCATTTGATCCATTACTTGGTCTAATAATTCCTTCTTGATTCCCACTATCTAATTTTGGATTTAATAGAACTATATTTTTTTCCAGCTTTTTAAAATGACTAGCTGTATCTATAATATGTTTTTCTTCGATGTATTTAAATAGTTTTAAACTACCCTTTGTAAGTTTTACAACGGGTATATTTTCACTAACATCTACCAATGAGAATATAAATAGATACCCTCCTTTATCATCTCGAACACTTTGTCTAGTATGACTACTTTCCAAATCATCAAATATAATAAAAGGTTTTAAAATATAAGGAGTATAAGTATTTGAAATATTATTTAAAAATTCAATATTTGTCATGATATTGAAATGTATCTTTTTAAATACTTGAGAATGCTTACCTCCAGGGGTCATAACAAGTGTATGAAATTGATAATCATCAAGCACTTTATATAGTTGTTCGTAAACAGTTGTATTGTCAATAATTTTGCTATTATTGAATGCGATAGTTAGATCACTATCAGTATATAATCCCAATGCTTTCTCACTAATAAACGCACCAAATATTTCATGAGAATTATTTGAAGTACTTGATTGATACTTACGAATTTTCAGTCTAAGTTCTTTGATTACTAAATCATTTTGTTTGATAGTAACTATCACTGTGTTTTCAGTATTTGTAATTAAATCATATTCATCTGCAGTCAATGATATTAATCGTAAACTATAAATATTATGTCTATAGTTTAGACTATCACGTAGAGTTGAAAATTCAGCTAGTGTAAACTCAGCTAAATTATGTTTAACTACTTCTACATTTTCATCATCTCTTGATTTTACACCATTTGAATCAATAACTGAAGCATTGAACATATTTATAATAGCATCAAAATTTAAACCATTATCAACAACTCTTGCATTTTTAAGAGCAAGAGTTGCATTTTTGAATCTACTTTGATCAGTAGTTCTTAACATTTCCACGCTTACATAGATCTTATAATAGAATCCATTTTGCATTATATTTCCTAGTCTAGATTGCTGTCAACATGTAGTCTTGGACTATATCTAAAGAAATTTCTTAAAGAATATTGCACAGCATCATGTTTGCTATTTTCCCAAAGCTCTTTATGCTTACCTAATGGCTCATCTGGAGTAAAGGGCATAATAAGAATTTGGTTCGAGTGAAAATTACTAAATTCATTGAATATTACATCCATTAATACTTCATTCCATTCTAATAGATTTCTACTATGTATAAATTTAATTTGAATGTCAAATTTATCGCTTAAGATATTCTGATAATTTTTAAAAATATTTCTATAAATATTGAGAATTTCTTCATCTGATTTAATAGCACTATAGCTTGTGGTTCCAACAAGTTTAGGGCTAATACTTAACATAAAATTGATATCAAATTCTTTTAATTTATCAACTAAAAGATTACAGTTTGATTCAACACTAAGCATTGTACCATTAGTTTCAAAAATAATATTCTTGATAAATGGAAATGCGATTAGAGTATTCTTAATTATTTCATCCATATAATTAAGATTAAGAAGAGGTTCTCCACCTGTAATAGATAGATTAGTGATCTGTCTTCTTTGATCACGAGAATATGTATTTTTTAATAATTCAATATATTTTCTAGAAGTAATTTCTGTAATATCATATTCTTCTTTTCCCTCTACACTAAACTTAGTGTCACAAAATGTACATCTTAAATTACAAGTACCTGTACGGATATATAAAGCACTTCTACCTATAGTTCCTCCTTCACCCTCGAGTGAAATAAAGTGTTGAACCAGTGTAGGAAACTTTGATAAAGGCTTTAATAATAATTGTTCGATTTTTTTCATAGGTACTCGCTTTTTTATATTTTAAATAGTTGATTGTTAAATTTATCTAATTCTTTTTGAATAGCTGTAATTCTATGCTTGTATTGTTGCATCTCTTGAAATATCTCAAGCATTGAGATAGTAAGATTAGAATTTTCTTTATCCTGATTACTAAAAACAATATTATAAATACTCTTTTTTAGAACTAGGCCCTCTTTGATTTTAATCCATTCAGCGACTGTTTTACATTCATTATTTATAGTGATTGTAAATTTTAAATTTCTTTCATTTATAAGAAGTTGAAGATTTTTCATCTCATCGATTTTAGAAACTACTTCATTTAGCAATTCCTTTAAATCATCCGCTTCTAATGAATGAGGTTTTACATTTTCATCATTTACTGATTTAAGGGATGAAATATTTCCACATAATATAAAATATTCATCTATATCATTTTTTAAATTATTAATACTAGTTAATAATTTAGTATTTGTGGTTGATACTTGTTCATTTTCCAATTACTCTCCTTATACTGTTTTTGTTTCATATAATACCTCTCTGCTAAATTTTTTACTTCGAATTATTTGATTGTTTTTAGCATACATCAGATCGTTTCTATACATATATAAAATACTGCGTCCACCTAGAGTAGCCCCCATGGTTGAATTATTATATTTTGATAAATCAAAATTTAATTCCATGAACATTAATTTTTCATCTAATTTATATGTTAAAAGAACGTCGAAAATATTATATGTTAAATAACCAACAATATTGTGTAAATAATTATGACGGAAGCCTCCATCAAGATCTAATTTTGTAACATCTAATTCTTTTTTAGCAACTGTATTCAATTTATAGTTTGGTAAACTTTTACCTAAACCATTTCCACCTTCACCGACAGGTTTATACATTAAAAGCAAATCTGCTAATTTGTAATCAGGTAATTCAAAATTATAATCTCCATATCTATCAACTTTACCGAAGTCACTAACTATGGTTTTCATTTCTTCTTCACCAAATATCTTACCAGTTCGATTAAATATATAAGGATCATCGAAATTTCGACTATTGAATCCAATTAAGAATAATGTATTTAATTCTCGCAATTTAGAAAAAAATGTCTTCAACATCTCTTGTTCGTTATCGCAAATCAATACTTCAATTTGTAATCCATCAATTTTATATATTTCATTTTCTTGGCATTTCTCATTGTAAAGTTGAATAACACTTTCTTTGATTATTGTGGGATCTTTTAAATCACAATCAGTTACATATGCTACAGCATAAACTATATTTAATACATTATTATAAAATGCAATACTGTTGATTGGATAATTTACATCTAAAGGGTCTGTAAATTCTCCGGTTTCTGGAACATATGTTTCAATATCGTAATAAGTCTTATTTAATAATTTACTTGAGCTAGAATCCTTATATTTGAGCATATAATCAATGAATCCAAATTCTCCTGGTTCAATTTCTAAATTATAAAACTGATAAAATTTATAATTTCCTCTTTTAATATTATCCATTACTTGTGAAACATTTTCACTATTGACAACTACTTTTTGCATTATAGAACCCTCATTTTAATATTATCATCAAATAATTTTTCAAATGGATCTAGTTTCATATCAATATTGAAATTCATGATATCATCGATATCTAATTTCATATCTAGTTTTTTCATAATATCTATAAGTTTTGCTTTCTGTTCTTTTGATAAATCAGGAGGAAGACTTATAACATTAATTTTATCGCGCAAGGTGTTAGCATTATTATATGTGATATAATATTTATCATCAACTATGTTTAATGTTTTGATATATTCAATTAATTTAGTACTATCTATATTAATTTTTAAAACTGTAAATGAATCGCTTGGTCGAAATACATCTTCAACTATAGTATTAAATAATTTTGCACCTATTACATGAATAGGTACCGTTTTTTCTGTTTTTCCCCACTTCTTAGGAATTGTAAATTGTTTAAATTCTAGATTTTCCATATCTTTTTTAATCTGTAATTTATATTTATTCTTCAATTCCACAAAGATTATCCTATACATTTGAACTAAATCAATTTGGTGAACATCTGTTACCAAAATCTTATAAACTTCCTCAAGAAGAGATTTTGTAAGAATCGTAACATCACTTTTCTTGATTTGTCCCCCTGTTGTTTTTAATTTTGGTTTTTCTTCAAAAAATGTACCCTCATCCCATGCTTTAGCTAAAGCATAGAATTTTTTACTATTGAAGAAACCTTTGTATGCAATAACCTCGCTTTTAAAATCCATCGTGTTATACTTTGGATTCATATTAGCAAATGTTCCTACATAATAATTTAATGCATCATTATAGATTACATTCAATTCTTTTGCAATTCTTTGAATGTAATTTACTAGCTTATGAATATCTTCAAACTTATCAAATGGTAAATCATATAATAGATAACTACTATCTGTATCAGCATATAGTAGATAATCATCATCATCTGTTAATTCGATAAAATCGGGTGGAAGATACCAAGGATGATTTTCATCTATTACTTGATTCATTTTATGATCTTTTCATATTCTTGATTTTAGTTTTAAGGTTTTTAATTGGACGATTAAGATCATCACAAGCTTTCTTAATAGCTTTATCCAAATCTTCTCCTTCTAAATTACCATCAACTATTCTTTGAAGTACAAGTAATTCATCATCTGAATATTTACCTGTTTTATAAGGAGTACTAGATTTGATTGTTGGATTAGGATCTACTAAATCTTCATCTTTTACTGGTATTGTTGTTTCAACTTGTTTACTTACTGGCATACCTTTTGTAAAAAACTTTTTTAGTAAATCAATAATAAATTGTAATAGTTTCATATATTCTCTTTTCTTTTTTTATTTGTGTTGTAGTAAAATTTCGCTACGTAATTTTGAATCTTTAAAGATTCCACCAAATTGAATTGTACTGGTTGCACCACAATTACTTTCTACACCTCTTTGTGTTTCACAAGTGTGAATTAAATTACTCATAGCAACCATCACATTAGGTGAATCAATTGTTGCACAAACATGATTAAATATTTGTCTAGTTAGATTTTCTTGAAGTTGTGGTCGACGACTATACCAATCTGCAATTCTTTGTAATTTACTAATACCTAAAAATTTACCATTTGGAATATAACTGATGAGAGCATATGAGCCTTGTCCCTCTGTACTAAATGGCATCAAGTGATGACTACACATACTATGTAAGTCAATCTTTTTAGTGACAATTGTTTCGTAATCATTGTATTCTAAATCTTCTAAATTATGAACATTTGATTGAATCAATTCATCAAAAGATTCAATTCTAGGTGCTTTTGTAAAACGACCAACCATTAATTCATTAATTTGCATACTAGCAAATCTAAATGGTGTATCTTTTAAATTTACATCATTAGAATAATCAAGTTTTAAAATATCAAATAACTCTTTTGTTTTCTCAGCAGCCATATAAGTCATAACAGCTCGCTGCTCAAGAGATAATTCAACATTTTCATGTGCTCCAAAAGATTTCATACTATTTAAATCTTGAGTAATGTGTTCAATTTGATCACGTGTCAAAGTTTTATAAACTTGTTTAATTTTATCTTGCTCTGTTTGCATTCCGTTCCTTTTATATGTAATGTTATGTATTTCTATATTATTGTAAAAACTATCAATTAAGATATTTATCAGATATCATCTATATTGATTATAATACCCATAGGTGTTGAATCAGGAATTGTTATTTTATTTGATTCAATCTCTTTAGTCTCTTCAATCTCTTGAATAATTTCATCATCTTGTAATAAAGATTTTTCATATTTTTCTTGTCCTGCCAGTGCTCTTTTTTCAAATATATCACTCATTTTATTAATCACATCAGGGTGTCCATCATGATATTTTTTATGACAATGTACACATAAATTGATATAACTCACTTTATCGAAAAAATGCAAATCCATTACTTCTTGAACAAGATCAATACCTGTTTTTTCATCAATTAGATTAGATTCTAAATTTTCAGTAATTACATCTTGAACAATATCAAATAAAGTTTTTGGATGATGATGACTTTCTATTTTTAAATTCTTCTCATAATAATTTTCTTCGCATATTGGACAATCTTGATTATCTTTATACTTGCAACGCATTTGCCATATATCGTATTCTAATGTGAGTCTACAAATTCTTTCAATATGTTTTACACATTTGATTACCTCTTTCATATCACTAAGGTCATAATTATACCATATGGTTGTTTGTTCCATTATAGTTTACCACCTTTCATGAAATTTTTAAAGTTATCATTTACTGCAAATTTTAAACTTTGCAGAACATTTATATCGCTTAAAATAAATTCGACAAATTTATTTGAATCTTTGTATTCTAAATAATCATTATGAACAATTCCTTGAACTTTACTAACATAAAAACTAAATTCGAAATCTTTAATATAGTAGCGTTTCCTGTCTTGTTTATCAATAAAGATATAAAGTAGTTGATTACGGTCTTCTAAACTCATAACGTCAAATATTGTTAGCTCTAAAGAATCAATAATTTCTTGATTTAATTCTTTAATAAATCTATCATCATTTGCAAATTTGAGTTTAGTATTTCTCGCTTCAAATTCTTTAATCTTTCTAACCATTTCTTGATATTGATTACTATTATCTTTTGCTTTCATAATCCTACTAGAAGGATCTTTATAGAATTTTAATCTATCTGCATTGCTAATATAATCTCCATCGAATACTCCAAAATTGTTTAACTCATACACACTTAATGCATCTTTTGTATGCCATGTTGGGTTCAACTCAAGCATAGTTTCAACAAACGCTTTCTTAGCTGTGGGTGTATTGTATTGTGTGTAAAGAGTATATTGTTTAATTTGCAGTGTAATAATTAATATTTTATAAAACATTAATATTTCTTCATAATTCCATTCATTATAAAGAAAATTATTATTTTTATTTATAAGATACATCGCCCTAGGATGCAGTTGAAAAATCTTATGAATATAATATGATATACTTGTTATTTCATTTTTAAAATATGCCCAATTTTCAGGAAATACCCAATCATTAGAATAAAGCCATTGGATAACATCATTCATCTTAGGAACTTTTACAATACTAAAAAGTTCTTTAGGAAAGTGTTGTTCAATAGGTTCACTACGTTTATTATTTTTTACTTTAATAAATCGAGGATCTTCTTTATCTATTGAATGAACATAAACAATAGTTGGAAGTTTTTTAATACGCTTATAAATTTTATCATCTATGATATAAAAATTATAAAACTCTTGATCTCTTCTAACATTATATGTTAGATGTAAAGCATCACCTACTTTTAATGCTCTGTTCTCATATATAAACATTATTCTCCTTTAAAAATTAATAAATGGAAATAGTTTACCGCAATATATACCTTTTCTCAAAGCTTTTGATTTATCGATTATTTCACGAAATTCATCTCCGTCTTTAGTATAAATATAATCATCACCAATCCCTGTAATTTTCCCATCTAAGAGAATTGAATACGAAAACCAGTAGTAATTTTCATTCTTGTTTATCTTTTCATGATACATCAACATGCTATCTCTTTTGGTTTATGTGGAATATTTAATTCAATTAATTCTGAAGTATAAGATGTTTCATATAAAGAACCTAAAATGTTATCACTTACTTTATGCATGAAGTAATCAAATTGTTGTTCATCAACTGAGTCTTCCATATTATAAATTATCTCTAAGATACTCAACTTATGTTCTAAAATATGTATACTCATTGAAATAACGTCATTTGATTTAAAATATGTTAGTATTAAATCTTTATCCATTGTTTACCTTATACTATTTTAAAATAGTTTGTAAATCATCAGCAGTTGTTTTATCTTCTCTGATTTCAATAACTGATGGAATATACAGACTATAATTATTATTTTTTTTATTTTTACTAACCTCTGTAAATTTCACAGCTGCTATTTTACCAATATAATCATTTGGATTAAATCCCTCTATTAATTGAATACCTTTGCTTGAATCATTTAAATCAACTCTTTCAAATCCTCTTTGTTCCATAGTTAAACCACTAATATTTACATTTAATAAACCATCACTACTTTCACATATTATGCTTCCAACTCCTTTTTCAATAGATGTGTTTGGTTTGCCATAATTATATCCAACAATTATTAGATCACACTCTTTGAAATCTTTTAATTTAATCATACCTTTAGTTGTCTGATCATGTTCCCATGGAAGATCAAAGTTTTTAGCAACACATCCTTCAAGTCCTCTACTAATTTTATCAGTATGAAATTCCATTACTTCATCAATATTTTTTAAAATTTCAGTCTCAACGATTCTCATTTCACAATTACCTGTTTTGTGTTGATTAAATATTTGAACTATTTTTTTAAGTTTCTCGAATCGTTTAACATATGGTTCATCACTATATAGATTTTCCCAATCTTTTAAATCAACAACATCCCAGACAGAATAAATAATATTTTTAGAAGTATAATCTATTTCTTTATAAAATTCATCTAATTTCTTTAAAGCAGATGCTTTAGACTTTTCTGATTTTGCCTCCTGAATTTTAAGTTGTAAAGTTTTAATAGTTGTTTCTTGTTGACAATACGAATTGATTCTACCATTACCTTGTTTTCGAGGCATAATTGAATCACCATCTTTTACCAATAGCTCTCCATGTAAAACAAAATTAGGTTTGAACAATTTATGTATTAAATCAAATTCTTCGAACTTAGGAACTTCTTGTCCACTTCGTGTTGTAAATAGTAATTGTTCAGGATAATTTGCAGCATTTTGAAACAATCCGTCTTCTTTAGTTTGACCAAAACAAGGAAATTTGATTCTTTTTTCAAGCATTGCTTCTTTTTCACATCTCATATAAGGTGCGATAGGAATTAATTTGTCATAAACTTCATTGAGCATTCTAGCTCCGACTTTTGCTCGAATATCTCTTTTTAAAACATATCCAAATAACTCAACCACTTGAGGACTACATGTTACCATAAAGTCACTTAATGTTTCATCACATGCTTTACCTTTTAATTCACCAGCTTTCATCTGATCAAGAAGATTGTACATCATTTCTAAATCATCATCATAATTGTATTCGACACCAGGTGCCGCAACATATGTTGGTAAGTTAGTTTTACCATAAACGAAATCTTTTTCATTATAAACGTACATTAGGTATTTAAACCAAGAATCATTTTTGAAATTTTTTAAGATTTCTTTTTTATCATTTGTCTTAGGAGTGTTCTGTAACACTTTTATTGTATTATAAATTTCCATTATATTCCTTATATTTTTTTACTAAAAACACCAAATTGCATCTTTTGAGTAACTACGAAGCCAACAATTATTCCAATAGTTACACTTATTGCTCCAAATAGATCACCATTATTATAAGCATTTATTAACCAGCAAATATCTGCAAAGGTGTAGCTTATTACACTAAAGAAGACATTACCTATATAAATATATAATGCTCCGATTATTAATAATAATCCTCCAATTGCAACACTGGTAAAACTTAATAAAAATGATGTTGTAAAAATCACAATAAGCAAAACAATAAATAATAAATAGTTATTTAATCTATCTGTGTTTGTAATAATCATTTGATCAATGGTTTTGAACAATTCTAGTATTTTCATTTAATATCTCCTAGTATGTTGCGAAATTTAGAAAATGAAATATAATCTTCAAGATTATCAACTGTAATAGAATCTATTGTTTTAAATAGTGTTTGTAATTGATCTTTATAATATTCTTTGTACTCACTGTCACCTTTAAAAAGATATCCATCTCGTCCAAATTTTTCAACTAAATGATCATATATTTTAGTTTTTAGTAAATTATCACTTATCAATGTACTAAATAATTTATCAGGATACGTATTATAATATGATGAACCATCTTTTACTGTAACATGTGCACTTGAAACTATTTTAATATTGTACATAAATATTCTAAATACTATTTTATAAATATCAGGTTCATCTTTATCTGCTATTCTAAATATTGTAGGAAGAATTGAATGATGAAATATAGGATAATTTTTACTAGCTCTATGATTAACGACACATAACCAAAGTATTTGCTTTTCATCCGAATTAAGAAGATTAATAAAATTATCTCCTTGTAAAACATAATCACCTGCTAATAGATGATGATTATCTCTATCTATTTCACTAAAAGCATCATGTATGTAAGAAGCAAGCAATAAAATAAAATAGTTTCTTTTATCAACAAGTGCTTTCTGGCCCAAGATTATTTGACATCTTGTTAATACGTCTTCTATGTGTTCCACTCCATGAGATGTATCATGGAGTTTATAAAACTTAGAGATATAATAATTTTGTATATCTCTAATAAATTGATCATTTAAATTAAAATCTAGTAACATTTATTCCCCTTTAAACAGCTTTCCAAAATCTTCAATACTCATTTGAGCACCGCACGCGTTTCTGTGACCTCCTCCTCCAAAATGTTTTGCCAGAATACTAGCATCTGGTAAGGTATCTAAACTTCTAAAACTTAGAACAACATTCAATTCCTGCGTGATAAAATACATTAATGCTACTCTATTATAAGTTTTACATAAAGTATTACCTATCTCACTTATTAGCGAAGTTGCATTTAACATAACAATATCATGATCAAGCAATGTTGTGAATTTTAACTTATCTTCTTTAATGGCAACATTAATATCATTTTGTTGTTTTTTTAAAAGAAATTCTCCCGTCTCTATCAATTTTCTTCTATTGTTTAAAAATTTATAAACAGCACTTTCAAAAGATAGTAAATCATTTTTTTGAACTAAAAAGCTTAAAGCCTCACTTATCTCTTTAGAATTAGGCATTTCCCATTTCCACATATCTCTATCTTGAATGTACAAGAATAGTTCTTTTGGAAATTCTTTAACACTAGGATCTATTTTTTCAAAATATTCATATGTTAAAACAGCACCTGATTTAGAAATATCAAAATTAAAATTAATATTTTCAATATGCATTGTGTTAATAAATACATCTTTATTTGTAATATGGTGATCAATAATAGTAATACAAATTCCTCGTTCATTGAGATAAATTAGCTCTTCCTCTTTTAGACAAAAATCAACAATGAATAATTCATCGTATGCTTTAAAATCCTCTACTTGATAATTTCCATACTGAATAGGTAATAATGTTAACTCATTTCTTTTACTAAGCACATGATTTGCTATAAATGCTGATGCAATTCCATCCATACAGTCTTTGTGATATACTAGTCCTAACATTTTTTTCCTTTTTATAACCAAATAGTGATAAATGGTTTAGTTGATTTGAAACCTTGAATTATTTTATATTCTAAATCACTCAAGGTAAACACCTTACATAACTGTTCATAATCAGTTATTTCATTAAATACGATTTTAATTCTTACCAATTGTTTAGTAGGATACATATCATAATAAATTTTATGATAAAGCAAATTATTATCTTGTAATAATTGTTGAATTAGTTTTTCGTAATGTTTTTTATAATTAAAAGGAACTGGTTGTCCATTTTTAATATTTTTAATAATACTCTTTAAATCTTTTTGAGCTTGTTCATCAAAAGCTATCTCATAAACTAATTCTGCTTTTTGTTCATCAATCATTTTTTTTAGATTTCTTATGTTCTTTAAATTGAGGCTTTTTACTACGCTCTCTACCATTATCCATTTGATCACATGTGTTCATAATCTTTTGATAATTCAATTCTTTTTGTTCAACATCTAATTTACCTGGTAAATTAGATTTAAGAATATTGAGCACTATATTATCACTAATTTCTTTTCTACTTCTGAGTTTTATATATTCAAAATTATTACAATCTTGAATCAATTTAATCGTTTTAATCATTAATCTCCTTTAAATAATTTATCTCTATTGGAAATAAATCATATATTTTATCGTGTAAAAATGAATCTTCTAGACATTTAATCTTATTTGAAATATCTTTTATGTCAACTTGAATAATCAAATATATATAAGATATTTCCTCTTCATTTAAATCTTTTCGAATTACATTATATTCATCCTGTGTTAATTTACTAAGATTCTCTATAATATTAAGAGTGGATTCAAAATTCATAGCATTTTATCCTTGGTTTCTTTTTCAAAACTTGTTTGAAAATTTTCGATATCTTGATACCAAATCATACTTGGTTTTGTATCTACTAATTCATTATATTCTTTATGTAAGTTTTGATTCTTTTGGTTCAATTCCTCGATCTTTTCAAAGGTTAAAGATCGAATTTGAGAATTTAATAAATAATCATAACTATCATCAACTTTAGATAATTTATGAAAAATTATTTGCTCAATAACTTTATCTCGTTTTTGATTTCTCAAAATAATTTGATCACTGTTAACCAACTCTATAAATTTAATTAATGATTCATTTTGAATGATATCATTTTGCATTTTATCCAAAATATATTGTTTACGAAGTTTATAAATTCCTATCATATATACGATATATTCATATAATACCTCTGCAATATTATCATACCTTTTAATCTGATCATTTGTATTAATTACAGTGATATTTTCCCCGACTTGTTCAATAAGTCCTAAAAGACTATACAATGCATCATTTTTTAAAACCTTATCTACTTTCTCGTTAGTTTGTAATTTAATTTTTAAATAGAATTCGTCACCATTAATATTTTCATTAATCGATTTAATATAATCTTCCTTTAAAGGTGTTAAATAATTTAAATATGATTCTCTGTTATATTTTGGTGGAACTTCTGTTATCACTACTTCACGTTTTTTTACATCAAGTGTTAAGATTCCTTTGAATGACCAACTAGTTGAATTATCTTCTTGATAAACATCTCCTTTAAATAAAGGCATTGTAGGTTTAATGTCTTTAGGAATTTCTGATCTTTTTCCTGTTAACACTTCTTTAATAATTGTAATAATTGTTTTATAATCTCTTGGAAGAATATTACAACTATAACCTACTCCGATCTGGCGCTGACCATTAATTAATAATAAAGGAATTACAGGAATTAAAAATAATGGTTCAATTACTTTACCTTCAGCACTTTGACTTTTGGTAAATTGTTTATTGTCTATTTCATTAAATATAATTTTACTATATTTATATAATCTAGTGCTAATATAACGAGAGGCACTTGCTTCTCTCTCGCTTCGGCAACCATATGTTCCATCTTCTTGTAATAATGGAATTTGGTTATTATATCGAGGAACCATATTAGTAATAGTTGTTTCAATACTAGTATTACCATGATGATACTTTGTATGTAATCCGACAATACTAGCTAAGTCTGCTACTTTATTTTGAGTAATGATATTTTTATCAATACAAGTATACATAACTTTTCGTTGGGTTTGAGCAAACCCATCTATTATATGAGGAATCCTTTGTAATGTTCGATATATTGCATAATCACAATAATCCTCGTCGTAAAATTCATTTAAATTAATTGAGGCATAAACCTCATTTAAACTTTTTAAATCTTTATGATCTCCCATTGAGTTCCTTGTTTTTAAAAAATATTTTGAAATAAAAATAAGAACGGACTCAATACCCTTTCAAGCAGCACGTTATATGTTTCTAAGATCTTATATCTCCTCCATGAACATTCAAGCTCATCAAGTTCATTGATACAATTTCTCGTTCACATATAACGTACTCCATCTTGGCTAAGAGACGTCTTCTTTTATATTATTATTTCTATATTAACTTGTTATAATTCTAACAAGTAATATAGAAATTACCTTAAAAATCCATATAAATCAAATATACAAAAGATTTAGATTTTATCTGTATCATATAGTTTTAATCTTGCTTGAATTTTATCTTTTCTAAAATCACTATCATCCATCAACCATTTTTCAAGTAATTCAAAATCACTTTCATCATAATTGATTTCCGCTAAACATTCATTAAAAGGTCTAATTTTAAAAAACTGTGCGTATTCCTTATTATTCATACTACCTAAACCTTTTTTGTATTCGATAGTATATTTTGAATTTTTAGGATTTTTCATAAATACTTGATATTCATTTTCATTTAAAAAAGCTGCTACTATATTTTCTTTTTGATCTTTTGCAACTTTGATAGGTGTTCTCAAAATTTTAATTTTTCTATGAAGAAATACATCAGGAGCAAATTTATAAAAGAATCCTAATAGTAATCCTCTAATATGTGCACCATCAACATCCGCATCAGTTGCAATAATAATTTGCTCAAAGTTCATATCTAAACAAGTATTAACACTACTAAAACTAAAACCAAGTGAATTCATAATATCTAAAAATTCAGGATTCTTTGCAATATGTGCTAATTTTTTAGTGAACACATTTATAACTACTCCCCTAAGAGGAAGATATGCTTTATCCTCTCTTCCTAGTGAACTAACAAGTCCTTTTTTAGCACTATCACCTTCTAATATAAAGAAATATTTATTTTCCTTACTAGCAGGAAGAAGTTTTAAAATATCAGCTTTTTTATTCTGTTTATCTACATCTTTTAAAAGCTTTCGCTGTTCTGCTTCAAGCTTTACTTGATGTAGATAAATAATAGGATCTGTAATATCTTTATTCTTTGCTACTTTTTGAATAAGTGTTTTCCAATCATCTCCTAAATATTGTCTGATGTCCTTATCACTATTTTTGATAGATTCTTTAGTCTGTCCTTCCCAAACAAGTTTAGGAAATTTTGCACCTATAAATACAACATTTAATTTATTCTTGATATCACCTGGTTTAATCGTATTAAACTTTTTAGGTAATTTCTCTTTGATTCCTTGAATTAAATATTTAGTAACATATTCGATATGGCTACCGCTTTTTAAATTTAATCCGTTAATGATACTAAAGCAAGAAAAATCATCTGTGTCATTTGGTAGAACTCCAATAATATAATTATCTTCTTCGTAAACCTCTGCTTTACCGAATGAGTCTAAGAAATCTTTCCTAGAATATTTAATATCTTCTTCATTCAATGTAAAGCTAATATTTGGAAACAACATACTGAGATTGATTAAACGCTGTTTAATAACAATATATGATCCTTTCATATTTGGAATATCGCAATCAAATCTTGAGAAATCAGGTGCAAATTTTACACTAGTTCCTCTCTTAGTTGACTCTTTAATAGTCTCCGAATAATTATCAGCATTATTCGACCAAGTACCAGTATATATTTTTTTACCATCACATGTGGTCCCAATAAAATACTTACTTAGTACATTTGTACAGAAACTTCCCACTCCGTTGGTACCAATAGTATCTGCGTCCTTTTCATCATCATTAAAGTTACTACCTGCTTTTGCTTTTCCCCACATAGCCTTTGGAGTAATGATATCTGTTCCATCTAAATCTTGAATATAATTCACTGGAATTCCACTACCATTATCTTTTACTTCGATTTCTTCATCACCAAAGATTACATCAATTTTACCCTTTTTAGAATCTTTGAGTGCATCTACACTGTTATCAATGATCTCATTAATCATTTTGATAACAGCTGGTATATATTTTACGGTTAATTGTTGCATTTTACCATCAACAATAATATACTCTTGATGATCAGCTTCAGTTGTACTTCCTAGATACATACCTGTTCTATTAAGAACATGCCATTTATCATCTTTTATTTTATGTCTCATTTATACCCTTTAATAGTTTTTCAAATATTTTAAAATTTCTTCTAATGGAATCTCGACTCTATCAATATTCTTCGTTATATAATTATACGTAACTTCCATAAAGACGATATTACGAGAATACATATTCTCTATATATTTTTTTAATAAATATTTTGAATATAAAGGCATGATAATATTTATGATAAATATTAATACCGGATTTGTATCACGGTAATATTCAAATAAGAATCCTTCTATATCGTTAAATATATCATTTTCTGAAAAAAGTACCATAGGATTTTTTGACGCTACTAGTAATAATTTATAATGATAATTTTTAAAATCTAGTAAATCGTTAAATAATTGATTTCGTATCACTCCATCTCCTCAAAGATATCACTTATATCAAATTCATCATTTTCTTCTTTTTCAATTAAAATTTCATCTTCTAAGAATAAGTTATTATCTCTAATATTGCTAAATTTAAGACCTAGCATATTTAAATTATTATTTAAAGTGTTTACAGTAGGAGATTCATACTTATCTTTCAAAATATATTTTCCATCTTTTAACATTTTACTAATATAATTATTTTTATCTTTAATTGCATCACTTTTAATTGTTCGCAATTCAACACTAATTGGATTATTTTCTTGATGACCTTCAAGTGCAGCAAATGACATCCACGACATATTTAGTCCACCATCCTTAGCTCTACCTCTTGCTGGAAGTCCTGTAATCTTGGAGTGTTTATTAACTGCTCCAACTGCATGATATTTTGAACTACTTGTATGAAATAATTTAATCCAGTAGTTTTGACCAATGAATACGTTTTGAGGAACATCTTCTACGACATCTTCATTGAAAACATTACTAATAAATCCTCTATCTCTCATATATTGAAGGAGTTCTTTTGAATATACTGTTTGTGTTTTATCTGTAATATTGATATTGAATTTGCTTTGATAAGGCAATACTAAAGTATCTATAAATCTTTTATAAGGAATATTTGGAAAATTATCCACGAAGAAATAAAGACTGTTTTGTTTAACACTCGCTTTAAAAATTTCATAGTTATTATCCTCATCGAAACTATGTAATAAATCAATTATTGCATTACTATACTGTTCATCAAAGTGACTAATAAAATTTTGTCTTACGAATTCAAGTCTATCAATAGTTGCTTGTTTATCATCAATAACACTTTCGATATCTTTAATTATTCTACTCAATGCTAATTCAAAAATAGTTCCCCAGTTATTACGACCAAATAATCCTAGAGGATTAAATATAATATCTACAGGGTTACCGTTTTCATCTTTTGGCATTAAATTATCAGGTAGAATTAAACTACAAACACCTTTACCTGCGAAAACATTGGCAAATTTATCACCTCTACATGTAGTCTCTTCTTTAAAGATTTCAACTTCTAAGATATAATCAATATGATCTTTTTCAATTTTAAAATTATTAGCAATTTCTTCTAATAATATATTTGGAAAACTTTGAGTGCTTTCCCATTGATCAAATAGTTGATTAGTCATCTCTAATGCATCTTGTTCTTCAAGAATATTATTTAAACTTTTAAATAAGTTTTGTTTTCTTTGTAATTGAAGAACATACATTTCATTAATTTCATCAATTAAACCAGGATTATATTTATATTCTTTTTTTAATTCTTCCATTGTGCTTTGAGTTAGAATGTGAACATGAATATCAGTTACTGTTCCGCCTTCGATCGAATCCACTTGTTTTCCATAAATTTTGGAATTAACTTTTCCCGTGTTTTGAAATTCACTAAGAAATGAATCACTATCATCAATTTTTAAATATTCAGAATAGTATTTTTCAACTTCTTCATTTATTCCAAAGAAATATTTATCTTTAATATTTTTAAAGAAATTTAATTCCTTCGAGATAGGAATATATACTTTTTTACTATATTCTATAGTTGCGCGTTTTGAATAACCTTCAGACATAACAAAAGCATCATCTGCTGTATATCCGTAAAAACTACCATACATTACCGTAGTTCTGTATCCAATACTTGGTGCATTATTTTCTCTTAAACCAGTATAATCAAATAATATATCGCCTTTTTTAAATTCACCACTCATTATTTTATATTTTAAACTTAATGAATTATTTGTCATCTTCTTAATTGGTGAAACATATAAAGTTTCTAATTTTTTACTGTCTGTGAAAAATACTACTAAGAAATTATCTTTACTATGAACTACAAAACCATCACCTTTCGCAAATTCAACAAAAGGTGAATTTATTTCAGTTAATGATGGATAGTTTTTATTAATAATAAAAGGTGTATCGCAATTTTTTCCGACTACTGTTTGGAGTAGTTGTTTAGCACTCATATTTGTACGAGACGCATCAACATGGGCAGCAAATGGTTCAAATACTTCAATTTGTGGACTGAAGATTATACAATCCTCTTTGAAGTGACTAAATTCGTCTTCATCTATTTGAACAACTGAATCTTCAAAATCATTATATGCTTCGATGTCAAAACTTTCAATTAAATCATCTTTTTCTAATTCAAATTTTAACGCTTCATCAAAATCATTTATCATATAATTCCTTTAAGATTATTTTTATGTCTGTGTGTAACAGCTATGTTTTGTAATTGATCTAAAATATTTATATCTATTGAACTATTTACTAAAGCGTTATATATTTTTTTCATATCACCTATTTCTTTTTGGATTCGAGTAATTGCCTCACTAGTTGTTTCTAAACGACTAGTTATTCTTTTTAAAGTTAATTGACAATATTTATGTTTTAAAGATAATTGTTGATTGTAAAAATCGTCTTTGGTGAAATCATAATCTTTAAATATTTTATCGTTTTTTATTTGTCTCTTAAATTCAAGAAATAATTGTTCTTCCATTGTTTTAATTATATCATGAAATGTTAAAGTATGTGAATCGTTTAAACCATAAGGAATTATACTTGCTAGATAAACTCCGAAATTTGAAACTTCCTCAAATTCTCTAATTTTTCGACAATTTTCAACATCTACTATTTTTGAAATATATGATTTTGTAATATTGAATTCGGAGAAATATTTTAAAAACACCTTAGGCTCTAGATAATTCGTAATCATTTTATATCTCCACTCTTCCATAATAGTTAATTCTAGTATCATTTGTAAACACTAAATTACTCCCCATATTATCAGCACTAACACTAATCGGACATATTTTTCCAATAGCTGATGGATGATTGGCTGTCCAACTTTTTGGAATACGTCCATCCTTAACAATATATATACTTTGACTTACCTTATTAATAATAGGATTAGTAAAAGGTAGACTAATATTATAATATTGTCCTCTATGCAGCATGGTTCCAAATCCACTGGTAAGAATTACTTTACTGTTCATAGTTGGTAGAAATGCTTGTTTTTCATGTTTGTCGATTGCACCATATAGTAATCGTAAATACATTTCAAATATAGGATTAATTAAATACTCATTTAATACAATTCTTCTATTACGAAGATCTGCCATATTGACTCCAATATTATTAAAATTCATGTCAATAATTTTGCGAGTAATATCTTTAATACTTCGAACATTAAAGAAGTCATAAAACATTTCTCTGAAGTAATCAAGTATTAAATACTCATCAAAGAATTTTGCTAATGTAATATTTTTACTTTTTAGTTTATCAATTTCATGTAATCCTAAAGTATTAAATACAAACTCTTCAATACTTTTTTCACCTTGAATCATATCATCTTGTTCTAATTGTTTAACTTTATCTAGTTGAACCAATTGATTAAATTCTTCTTCACCTAGAAGGGCTACAATGAATAAATTCAAAGGAATGGTTTTCTTTCGAAACATTACTTCATTTTTCATAAAATTAAAAGTTAGTACAAAGGTAGGCAATAAGTTTACAACATATTTTGTACCTTTCTTATCATCCTTTTTAATAATGTCAATAGGACTTCTTTCCAAACACATAGTGGGAACATATAAGCTCCCATTTAGCATAAAGTAATTACCTTTTAACAATTTAGGATAAGTAAGATCAATATTCTGTTCATGATCTTTTGTTTTCATAAAAATCTTGATTTTTTCATGGTAATTTGCATTTGTGTGTAAATATTTACTAATTGAATTTTCGCGCGAGATTTTACTCTCAAATTCGCCTGGTAAAATGTTGCTAATATTTTTCATCATATTGTCAAGAATTGTATATATTTTTTGATGATCATGTTCTCTATAATCTCTTACAGTAAACCATTTTTCATCACTAACTGTTTTTTGTGGGAATTTGATTAGATTCACAATAGTCCTTATTTTAAAGAAGTTTTAAAGTGCCAGTTGGTAGCAATTGTCGCGCCTGGTATGTCTTGATTATTTTCAATTGCTTTTTTAATAGCATTTTTATCCGCATTTGTAGTAGTTTTGCTTGTTTTAAGATCAATAGGAATTTTATTAATATCCAATATTTCTACACTTTTACTAGAGGTCCAAGTAAATTTATATTGATTTGAAATAACCGTAGTTCCCTCAGGAACAAGTTTCTTTTGATGTTTTTCGATATAATTTACTTCTTGCGTTATTTTTTTCAGTGTTGTATTAAGTTCATTTATTTCATCTGTAAGAGCTTGAATTGATTTAATTCTAGCTTCTTTAATAATTTCTAACGCATCTAATAATTCTATATGAGAGCCACTAGCAATTACATCTTCTAACAATTTATCAATTTCACTTGGGATATCCCTTAGTTTATCAAACGTGATGTTTTCGTTTAAAATTTCAATCATTTTATTCCTTTAAAAGTTATAGAAGTCTTTATCTTCTGTCATTTTTTCTTCTTGTAAAGACATTGTTTCTTCGTAGTTTTCTAATACAGGATATGGTTTATCAATAAGTAAAAGATATTGATCATAATAGGTATCCCAATTAATATTTTTGCGATTAAAAAGATACCAGTGAGGTTTCTCATTAATTCTAAAAATTATTCTACACAATGATATATAGATTTCATCATTTGTAGGAACATAATCATTATATAAATATTCTGGTAATGCAACTTGAGGAAGAGTGTTATGATTTGTAGCAAATCCTCTTTTTTGCATCACAAGTAATATCATGTTGAATCTTTTTTCAATAAATAGTAATTTATCATAAAAGAAATAACCATGTCCTGTATTGAGAACATATGTTTTAGAAATCTTCTCTTTGAGAAGGCCTTTTTTACTATTTAGACTTCTCAAAGCACATTTAGGTAACATTTTAATTTCACGATATTCAGCAATTAGATGCTGATCAGCTAATAAACTAGGTGGAATTAAATTGATGCGCATTATGAATAAACTATTGGATTTTTTTTAATTCTCTCCATAGCATTACAATCACCATAATCTAAATCATGATCATCTTCGTCATCATAATACATATTATTTTTATTTAAAAATTCATCTAAACGATTGGCTTCTTTTACGGTTAAATCAAAAGATGTAAAAGTTGCATGTGTATCATCTTGTTCAATTTCATAATCAGTTCCAATATTTTTATCGAACCATTCTTTTAATTTACTTAGTGCATCTGTTTTAACTTCACTGTAGTATGTCATATTATCTCTCTTAAGATTTATTTGTATTAATATATTCTTCTAATTTTGCCACGAATTCAATATGATCTTGTGGAGCCTTATTGAATTGAAAATTATATTTACGTTTCTTTAGATCACGTAATACATCTTTAGCATCTTTTAAAGATAAATCAGTAATTTGACTATTATTGTCATTGAAATCAAATTGCATTTGTGGAATTTTAGTTAAAGCTTTATCAAACTTTAATTGATTTAAAGGAGTAGCTTTATAAGCCATTCTTGTAGTTTTTAACCAATTTTCTACTCTATTTTTATCATATATGTTTTTATTTCTTTCCAAATATTCCATAATAAATTTAATTTTCTCGTTTACATTTTTAATTTCTTTGGCACGTAAACGCGCAATTTGCCATAACGGATTAAATTTATTTACTTTCATTGTTTTCTACATTAGTATTATTTGCAAGAGCAGCTTGTTTTAAAAGACAACTTCCGCATGTTCCACACTCTTTAGTATCATCTGGAAAATAACAACTAAAACTTGTATCAATAACAAAATCTTTCATCTTGGCGTAGGTGATCATATTAGTTTTAGTAATATTTACAAAAGGTGCAACTACATTAAAATTAAAACTATTTTGTCCACCCAGTTTAATAACCTTATTGATATGTTGTAACCAGTTTGCACTATTATCTAAATAAACCATGCCTTCGCTGAGATTTGCACCGAATACAATGTTTACATTTTGCTTAGGATACCATGTTTCACATAAGCTTCCTAAATAGGTTGCAAAGAAAGTATTTCTATATGGAACATAACTTAACGCACTTTCTGCCTCAACTTCACCTGCTCCTGTAGATGACTCATCTGTTAATCTGGAATTTTGAATATTATTATTTTCTAAAATATTCTTCATGAATGGTTTAATTTTAATAATATGATGATTAAATTCAATATTTGGATATTTCTTTTTCATCTTTTTAATAAAGTTTTTACCGCTTTTAATTTCACCTGCTCTAGCGCGTGTGCCCCAATCAAAATAAACTAAATCACAAGATAGTGTATTTTGTGTAAGTAATACTTGAGTACTACAAGTAATATCTAGTCCTCCACTAAAGGCAGCAACTACTCTATTTCCTGGACTTTCTAATACTTCAGTGCTTCTTAGAAAATCACTAATTAACCAAATATTTTCAAATTCATGCATCATTTCATTATTTGTAATAAATGTTACTTGTTGATTAATAAACATATATTGATAAAGACCTAAGCCATTATTATGAAATCTGATCTTTGCTGCATTCGCTTCAGAATCAATTGGAATATTAATTGATGAAATTTTACCATTTACAAGTTCAGTCTGTCTAATGGCTTCTTTATAATCTAAATGTTTAAAAATTTCTGTATCAATATTAATTTTAACATTAAATGATTTAGCAATCTCTTCTGCTAAAGGAATTGTTCCATGTACACATATTATTTCATTTCGATCTTGTAAAACATATGGTTGAATAATAACTTCTTTACTTGCTTCCATCTCAGGTCGCTGTCGAGAAAAACAAACCATTCTAGTAGTATTTGAGTTTTCATTTAATGCTTGTACCAACAGTGATGCATCATTTGGTGATTTATAAAATACTTCATTTAGTATTTTATTATTATCAAGTAATAAAATACTAAAATATTCACTACCTTTAAATAATAAATTCATTTGGATTAAACTAGTTAATTCCTCATTATTCTCATTTCTTCGACTTGCCATATCAACATACATAAAACTACACATTTTGTTCGTTCCTTTATTTAAAATTATCTTTTTCCAGCTTCCATGATAGGAATTTGAGATTCAGTTGGTACATAAATAATTTGATTTATATTACCTTCTTTCAAAGCTTCTGCGAATGCGCCAATGAATTCTTGTTGTCTATACTCTGGATATTTTTGAGCAGCTTCACCAAGAATACTAATTGCCTCGGCTCTCATTTTAGAAGCTTCTAATTCTCCGCGTGCTTGTTCAACTTGAATCTGTCTACTTTGAGTTGCTTCTGCTAATTTAGCTTTACCTTGCATTTCCATTGACCAAACAGAATAGTATCTGAATCCAACTATCGCTCCGATCATAGTTATCAATCCTGCTATACTTATTAGTATTAAATGTTTTAAATCATTCATAATGTTCCTTTTCGTTTTGATACTTCCCTGTATAAGGAAGTATCTTGTTTTTATTTACAACTACTTCTGGTTCACCAAATAATAAATTGTAAACAGCATTGTATCTAGCAGATACAGTGTCTTTATTTTGTAATTCACCTAGAGTTAAATCAGAACCATCTGGTTTAAACCATGCATCAAAACCAAAGCCTTCTCCTCTAGGTTCAACTATAATTCCATGAACATGTCCTTGAAATACTCTAATTTCATCTTGTATATTTAACCCAAGATTTACTTCCCATGTAACTTTTCGGTTAATATTTCTTTTGAGTTTCGATGTAGTTGCCCACTTAATATCATTAATTAATTTGTCATCAATATATAATACTGTATCTTCTACAATTGTATCTTGTCCAGCATGTAATGATTTATAAATAATTATATCAAAAGCCGATCCGTCTATTTCTTTAATATCTGGACCAACCTCGACATTAATTAAATTATTTAGTATTCTTTCAAATTCATAAATTTTATTTTGATTACTACTAAGTATTTTCATGTGGATCCTTATTCATTGAATGTTTAATTCTTTTAAAACAATCATTCATCTTCATAAATTTTTCACTTGTGTTACTCTGTGAAATATCTGGATGAAAAGAATTTATATGTTTTCTTATCTTCTTTAAATCCTCTTTAGTAAGATTATTTAAATTGGAATAATCAATATTTAAAATACTGCAACACTCTCTTAAATTTGAATAAGTTTCCCCTTGAAAATTATTCATCAAAAGATCAATCAAACATTCTCTAAGGAGAGGTTGATTCTTAAAAACCTTATACGAATACTTGTGTACTCGACTTTCATATGATATGGGATCTTTATATATGTCACTTGTAAAAAATTCATTTGCTTTTTTTACAAGCAATAACTTATTCAAAAACATTGGTACCATAATCAATAAAATAAATAATAGAATTATGGTTATTGAATAAGGAATAATATAAATTAAATATATTATTCCTATATAAACTCCCCACTTGAAAAGCTTTTTCATTATTTTTCTTATGAATGGCAATCAAGTAATGAGAAATACATATGATCAAGATTGCCTTGTATTTTGGTAGTATAAATGCGATTAATCGCTGTATCACTAAAATTATGAAATATGTTTAGCTTCGGATCAAGATTGTTGATAACATTTTTCAAAGCAATTTGATGATCAATAGGTTTTTGACTATATCTTGCCATTACACCATCTTCATCGTAATATAAGATACTTATAATCAATTCAATAAATATACTTAAGATACTATTTGGTAAAACAACGTTATCTAATAAGAAATTATACATCTCAATCGGTTGAAACATATCAATATTATCTCGTTTTTTATCAATCATGCCGATAATATTATTTAGCTGTTTAACCGAATCATCATTAAATGGTGTCTCATGTTGAATAATTTCATAATGCGTTTCACAATTTAAAAATTCAACAATATTCGGACCTTCACTTCCATAATATTTATCGCTATATAAGATATCTTTTAATTTTTGAATATCTTCTTGTCTTCCATAAACTTTATTAGGAGATTCAAATCTAACTGATTTGATTGCCTCTTTAAGTTCTTTATTTATATGTGTAATAAATGCACCTGAGAAATGGTGAGTTCTTAGAACTGATTGAATAATCGCCTCACTAATATAACTTCCAATTGCTACACCAAGACTTTTACTTTGAGGTTGTTTCTTTCCAAAACAAGTTTTACAAACTTTATATTCTTTAGAATTACAATACATAGGACTACGTAATGTGATAGTTTCACCAATCAATGATAAATCAGTTGTATCAATTTCTGTTCCATCTAGAAAGAATCTTCCAAATAAAGACTCAAGATGAGTCTTATTAAGAACTTTTAATGTGAATCCTCTTTGTGATCCACAATCTTCTAAATCATCTAATTTTAAAAATCCACATGCAAAATAGAATTTGCGTTGAAGCTCACCACCTTTTGGAATAGCTTCTTGTCTTTGACTTAATGCAAGTCTGGCACTATCTCCACTTATATAGAATTCTTTTTTACTTAATCCATCAAGTAATGAATTTTTAATATTTTCTTTAAACGCTTTTCCTCTAATATCAGTTGGAATACCATTATTACTAATAGCCTTTAACATCTGGACACTTTTGATCCTAGCATCACTGCTTGATACTCGACCAAATACGTTATTTGTGTCTTTATCAACTTCTGGTTTAACATATTCGGTGAATAAAATATCATTCTGATGAAATGCAATATAAGGCTCTTTTATAAGAGTTTTCTTATAGTCTTCAATTTCTTGAGTTCCAATGGCAAAATCTGTTAACGTCATGGTAGGGTTACATTCTTGAAACACAGTACTACATTCTAATAAGAATTTATTAAAGTTGTGAACCTTCTCATAGAATAATTTATCACCTACATGATTTCTTATCTTTTTAATAAGCTGTTTAACATTTCTTTTATTTAACATTTCACCTTTATAGATGAGAGCATTACAATTAATTGCTTTATTAATTAAACATATTCCATAGTTTATAGTCACCTCAAGATTTTTAACATATACGTTTTTAGTGATACGTTCTTCTAAATCTCTAATACTAAAAGGTAGATCATTAATAGTATCTATTTCAAAAATTGTTTCTTGATCAGAATTACAATCATTTAACATACTACTTAACATATAGGCAGCATAAATACTTTCATGTTCAGGCGAAACAAGTAATTCTCTCTTGTGTTCAAATTCCACTGCATTTTCAATGTATGCTTTATCGAATGCAGCTTTACCTTGTTCACTATTGATAGCTATGACCGACATATTATCTCCATCATAATCCAAGTTAAAGTATTGACTAGTCATACTATTAACACCAATTACTCGATCTTGTTTAATACCTCTATGTTTATTATCTTCATATACTCCACCAAGTTTTGCAGTACTTGTGTTATATCTCCACAGTACAGGTGGTCTCTCAAAGATCATTTTTAAATCTGGTCCTTGATCAGTTACAAATTCTTCAAAATCTTCATCATCTATTACTACTTCACCATTGTGATCTATTTGATTATGAACAGTTTTTACAAATCGAGTAATTGTCGAATCTTCATTTTGAGCTCGCTCAAATTTCTTATTCATAAAATATAATATATCTAAATTCCATAGCTTTTTAATAGTTTCTTCATGTAATGCTAAACTACCCATAGGTAATATAGGCTCAGGAACAATAACAGCTCTTTGTGAATTTTCAACAGTTTTTCCACTTAAGCTTTCACGAATTATACTTTCTTTATTTTGAAAATTCTTCGTTGTGATTTCTTTATATAGTTTATTAATACTTATTTGATATTTATAAACTGTTTGTCCAAATGCTTCACTATTAATTGCAAACGTTTTGTCAAGAAATGAATTCTTAATATTTTTTAAAATTTCAGTATATGATGCACTGATTACATGCATCTGATATTGATTATTTAATTTTGCCATCGGTCGTGAATCAGGTGGGGTGACCAATACAAAGTTTACGAAAATATATTCACTAATAATTGGATCACTTAAATAATCAAGGATTAAATCTTTGATTGATTCTGTTTTCAACATAAATTTATAAAGAGCATGCAATGTAGTAATATCATACACTACTTTTTTAATTACTTTTTCATCTTTCTTTAATCGATTGATCTTAACTAACTTCTTTTCACTTAAAGAATAATAATAAGGTTTATTTTGATTACTTTCATATTTTTTAGGATCCATAATACTTTTGATAGCAGTTTGTCCAAATATGTTGCTTAATAAATTTTGAAATACAGGAAGTACTACATATATGCCTTTTGGTAAATCAATTCTACCAAAAGTTTCTGCGCGAAGAGATGAACTATCACATAGTACACCACATTTTTTACAACGAACTCCACTATTTTCTCTACTAAAAACTGTTTCACAAGAACATTTATAATTCTTTAATGGTCCAAAAATAGATTCACTATATAACCCATCATCACTGTATTTAAATTTTCCTGCCTTTAGCGCATTAGGATTTGTAACAGGTTTTAATTTATGTGCATTTTGAAATAAAACGAAACTTAGCTCGATTGCCATTATATACCTTTATATTTGATTTTTACGATTACTCATCTCTCTTAAAACTTTTTCCATTTCAGCTTTCATAAATGTGTGTATATGTTTGCAAGCATTTAAAAGATTATCTGGATTTGTAATTTTTGGTGGCTCCAATACATAATTTCTAGGGTTAAGCAATGCATCTTTTTTCCATAAAACATATGCCCATCTAAATTGAAAATCATGACATGTGCAACTTACTCTACATTTACTAGTAGGTAATAATTTTGGTGTATCTAAATGAATATCAACATTATACGCTTTTGGTGATTTAGTTGAACTATTTTTATTTACAACTACTCCGTTTAGAATATAATCCATACTTCCTATTTTTCTAGAAACCATTGAATCATAATCTTTGGGAGGTCTAGCAATTTCACTTACGTTTATCATAGTGGTTCCTTACATAATTTTTGCGACAAGAAAGGATAAGAAACTTAATGAATAAGTTTCTTATCTCCTCCCTTAATTGAGTAACAAGCTGCAAATAATTCAAATAACATACTCAATATCCCTAAATTTTTATAAGGCATTAAATTTATTTTTTGATAATATTCGATAATTATTTTTTTAAATGGTAAAAGTATTTCATTATCATCTATTAAAATTTTTAATAATGATTCATAAACCATCCCCATATCACTTTCCATAATTTTAATAGCACTTAAATAATGGTCTTTAATATCTGTTTCTGTTGGATTAATTGCTAGTTTGTATACCATATCAGATTCTTGACTTAATGCATAGCTTAGAAAGTATTTGATATAGTTTGCGATAGCTTCTTCGGAATTACTTGTACTAATAATGTTTTTTAAATTTTCTAATTTAAATTGTTTATTAATACTTCCTGCTTGAAGATTATTGATTAATTCGCGAATACCTTTATGTTCAAACATATTAACTAGTTGCCAAACTTCTTGATCATTATACTGTACTTCTTCTTTATCAAGAATAAGTTTCATACGAAAGAAACATCCGTTTACATCATATTTTGAAAAATTCAATTTAATATTAAAACGTTGTAAAAGAGCTGGATCAATTTTGTTAATATTATTCGTAGTTACTAAATAAGCAACCTGAGGCATAAAATTTTCCATTAATCCATTTTTTAATTGCGTTTGTGCCTCTTTGGATAATTGATCAAATTCTTCGCATATTACAATCTTTTGCTTACTTCCCATACTTTTATCAAGTAACCATACTTTTAAATCATCAATATCTTTAACACTTTTCTTTAAAATAAAAAGATCATCTCGATGTTTAACAATTCCATCTCTCAGAATTTTATTAATTGTTGTTTTACCAGTCCCGCCTGGTCCATAAGAAATCATATTTCCTTGAACATATCCTTGACTAATATAACTTAAAATTCTTTCTTCTGTTTCTTTTGATTCAAACACAACCTCTTCTATAGAGGTTGGTCTATGTTTTTCAAACCATGGTTTTTGCATAAGTTCTTGCATTATACACCTTTATTACATTATTAGATCAAAATTATTTACAGCATCTTTTGGATTATGAGTTGCATATGTGGTGAACTCAATTTTAGTCATTAAAATATCACTAATTGTTTTGATAACAATATCATCTTTTACTTTACGGATCTCGATGATGATGCTTTCTGGTTTTTTAATAGGAAATAAATCCCTAACTTTAATACGAGTTAAAGATCTACCTTTTGGATTAATAAGATTTTTTGTATGTTTTCCATTTACATCGATACTTACTAATTCATTCGTGTTTTCGTCAAATGAGATATTGAAATACATTGAATTATAAACACTTTTTGCAGTATTTAGATTATCAATTAGATCAACCGGTAATTCAATAGTGTATAGTAGATCTCCCTCTGGAATCTTATCTAATTTAGGATAATTTTTCTCTTCTTGTTTTGTAATATTACAAACAGTTTCTTGCATTCCGTTTGCACTTGAATAAATAATATATTTATTTTCTGTGTCAAGAATCGTAACTTTTTCTCCTCCTGAGATTAAGTTTAATGCTTTAAGAGAATTTACAGGATCTTTTAAATGCCAATTATTTTGACCAAATACTTTTGTTAAATCAGCAACAATGATTCCACCTGATTTAGACATAACAAGTTCACCTTTTGTAATAATAAGAGCATCGTCGCTACTGAGACCAGGACTTAATAATCCTAGCATTTTTGTGAAACCTCCATAATATGCACTAACCATACTTGCAATTTCAGTTCCATCAATATTCATATCAGACATTTCGTTTTGAACTTCACTGTGAACACTCTCATCTATCTTTAAATTTGGATCTATTTGAATAGTATCTTTTTCTTCATGTGCAGCTTGTACAGGTGCAGCTTGTGCTACTGGTGCTTCATATACAGGTGCTTCATATACAGGTGCAGCTTGTGCTACTGGTGCAGCTTGTGCTACTGGTGCAGCTTGTGCTACTGGTGCAGCTTGTGCTACTGGTGCAGCTTGTGCTACAGGTGCAGCTTGTACAGGTGCTTCATATACAGGTGCAGCTTGTGCTACAGGTGCTTCATATACAGGTGCAGCTTGTGCTACTGGTGCAGCTTGTGCTACTGGTGCAGCTTGTGCTACTGGTGCAGCTTGTGCTACTGGTGCAGCTTGTACAGGTGCTGCTTGTGCTACTGG